TTAAGCAAACAAAAAGCTCTATATCAACTTTCGTCAATATAGAGCCTAAATGCCGTCGGTGGGCATTTGGAATGTTTTTATATCAATGTTTACAGCGTGTTGTTGTGCAATTGTTGTGCAAATTAAGACACAAAAAAAGAGCGCCCAGCCAATTAAGACCAGACGCTTTTAATAAAAGACCCGTTAAAGTGTTTGTTAATAAATATAGACTAAAAGAAATAATTGGTCGGTATTTAAAAAATACCTTGAAAAATATATTACTACTTCTTAAATAAAAGCAAATTAAAAGTTCACCAGTGTTTAAACCGGTGAATCTATAGTCATTGCCAAAAAATAAACAGAAAGAGAGAAAAAAACTTTAAAAAATTTGATTAACTAACAATACATCATTTGGAATATGGTCGGTACTTGCATATAAGCAAGTACCTTGTGAAAAATTATAGTTCTTTTAAACAAAAGCATCCAATCTAGTAATTGGATGCTTTGCATAATTTTGAAATTGAAAGTTTTTTTATTTTTACATGAGCATTGATAGCTGAATCCAATGCTCATAACGCTATTATAGCTAATTATTTGTTTTATTTTGTAATCTTATAGATATCAAGAATCTGTCCTGTGTTATCCATAACCTCTCCAGTATCCTGATCGATGTAAGTAGAGAAATAAAAATGATATTTAACTGATAGTTTTTGCATGGCAATAATAAAGTCGTTTTCTTCTAAACCGGTTAAAGCTAATAACTCATCATAGTAAATTACATGGCCCTTAGTTGGAATAGGAAGTTGTTTAACAGTTTGGATAATTATCTGTTCAGCTGTCATAGATTAATTATACGAACAAGTAAACAGTTATACTGAGAAATAATTGGAAATTTGTTTTTTGGTTTTTTATTTCATCGTTTTATTTTTTAAATGTTATAGTTTTCTGGTTAATTTAATAATAATGCTTTGGTTGTTCTTAATAAGGAAAAATTAATTGGTGAATAAGATGGCAAAAAAGATTTTCGCAAAAGGAACTATTATTGGCCCGATAATTGCATTAGGAATTGTCTATGGAGATATCGGAACTTCTCCTTTATACGTTATGAATGCAATTGTATCAGATGCTGGAGGTTTGAAGAATGCTGGATCTGAGTATATTATCGGCTGTCTTTCATTAATATTCTGGACTTTAATGCTAATCACAACGGTGAAATATATCTTGTTGGCTATGCAAGCAGATAATCACCATGAAGGCGGCATCTTTTCTTTGTATGCATTGGTTAGAAATAGATCAAAATGGTTAATTTTTCCAGCTTTAATTGGTGGATCAGCAATTTTAGCCGACGGAACCTTAACACCCGCAGTTACAGTCACTTCCGCGATTGAAGGATTGAAAGAAGAAAATTTTGGTCTTTTCAAACTTGGAGAATCGCAAACACCAATTGTCATGCTTGTGATGTTCATTTTAATAGTTCTCTTTCTTTTTCAAAGATTTGGAACTTCTTCGATCGGAAAAGCTTTTGGTCCATTAATGTTTATTTGGTTTTCTTTTATTGGGTTTTTTGGACTAATAAATATGGTTGGCCACTGGGAGATTTTAAAAGCTTTATCACCGATTTACGGTGTTCAAATTCTTTTTAGTCCGGATAATAAAATGGGTTTTTTCATCCTTGGCAGCATATTTTTAGCTACTACCGGTGCTGAAGCTCTCTATTCGGACATGGGCCATGTTGGTAAACAAAATATTTATCGGACTTGGCCATTCGTTTATTTATCTTTAATGCTGAGCTACTTCGGACAAGGAGCTTGGGTAATTTCTCAAACTAAAAATGTTTCAGTTGATGTCAATCCTTTCTACAGTATGCTTCCCCAAGAAATTCATTTATTCGCTATTGTTATAGCAACAATAGCTGCCATTATCGCCTCGCAGGCATTAATTACTGGTTCATATACTTTGGTTAGCGAGGCAATTGGTTTAAAATTACTGCCACGATTGAAAATTAGATATCCAGGAAAAATAAAAAGTCAATCTTATATTGGGGTTGTTAATTGGCTTATTTGTGGCACAACTCTGTTAATAGTTTTAATTTTTAAAAGTTCTGAACATATGGAAGCTGCTTATGGCTTGGCAATTATCATTACAATGCTGATGACAACACTTTTGTTACATGAATTTTTGCTCATGAAAAATAAAAAAATTCTGGCTTATATTTATTTGTTTTTTTTCGGTTTACTCGAATCATTGTTTTTGTTATCAAGCTTGATTAAATTTATTCATGGCGGATATTTAACTTTATTGATAACTCTGTGCATTTTAATGATTATGATTTTCTGGCATTTCGGAAATGATATTAGAAGATCTTATACTACTGACAGCCAGTATTTATCTCTAAAGACATTTTTGCCAAAACTTCAACAACTTAGTGAAGATAATTCAATAGACATTTACGCAACGAATCTCGTTTATATGAATCGAGTTCGAAACAATTATCAAATTAAACGCCACGTACTCTATTCTATTTTTGACCAGAAACCTAAAAGGGCAAAAGTATATTGGTTTGTCACGGTCAATCAAACAGATTTACCTTATGAAGCTAATTATAAAGTTGATATGCTTGGGACGAGAAATATAGTCGATGTACAACTATATCTTGGTTTTAAAAAATCTGAACACATTAATATTTACATTAGACAGATCGTAAATGATCTTATCAAAGAGGACGCTATCGATAGACAAGCGCCAAGGTATTCAACTATTACAAATCGACAGGTTGGAAATTTTAAATTCGTACTTTTAAATCAAAGAATTCAAGAACTGAATTCTTTACCCCATCTTCACAAATTAGATAAATTTTTAATTGCAGGACGTCTATTCCTACAGAAAATAACTGCTTCTCAGCCAACCTGGTATGGACTTGAATTCAGTGAATTCGTTGAAGAAACAGTTCCTTTATTTATTGAAGAAAGAAAAAGCAATAAGCTAATACAAAAAGAAATAGTCAATAAAAAGACAAGCGAAAAAAGTGAATAAAATTTATCTGGCTTATTAATGATTCGTTTGATTTACCGAATATTCTGAAGTTTCAACAATGCTAAAAGGTAAATTTTGATTTATTTCAAGCAACCTTGCACTCAGTTCCCCAACTGAAAGACGTGTTTTGATTAAAAACTGATTGCTTAAAGTTGGCTCCCAATTATCTTTTCCAGCTATTCTTTTAATTGCTCTGATAAATTTTGTTATTTCTTTATCGTCGATTTTACCATCATAAGTTATAAAAATTTTATTCATGATGTTTTCTCCACTGAGGAATAATAAGTAAATGAAATATTAATCTTTGACCATCTAAATTATAACTATATTTTAAATAAAAAAATTCTAAATAATCCTATTAATGTGAACATACAAAACACCCACCGGAAATTAATCCAGCGGGCGTAATTCATTTATTTTTTAAACGATACAATAATCTAAACTTTTAAACTTTAGAAAGCTTTTCAAGGACTTTTTGAACATTCTTATTGGATAAAGTTTCATTAATAACTTTATTTTTGTAAGAATCACTAGATAGATATTTTTCAACACGTTGACGTTTAGAATTAAGTTCATTAATATTTAGAGTCTCTTTCATTGAAAATACCTCCTTTCAAAAAATTATATCAGATCATTAAGATAATAAATATTTAATTTATTTATTCTTTTAAAGATTAAGCATAGGACCAAAATCTAATAGGCAATTATCTGAAACAAACTTCTTTAGCTTTTTTTGAGACATCCTTCCTTCAGCTATATCGATGGATATTTTATAAAGTTTTTCTGGGTTATTTACACTTAAATTAAAGAAATTTATTTTAAGAAATATAAGTGCAGACAAGAATGCTGTTCTCTTATTACCATTATGAAATAGTTGTTTTGTAGCTATTGTGTACCACAGAAAGGAAGCTTTGTCGATAATCGTGGGATAATAATCCCTGCCAAAGGTCTCTTGATTCATTAAAGCCAAAACACTATCAAGACCGTTACGGTCTTTGAGACCATATATACCATCTTCTGTAAATATCATCTCTGCCTGGCTATTCAAATCAATCATATTATCAATAGTGAGATCTTGTCGATCAACAATTTGAACATCGAATTGTTTAATCATATGGCCATCAGATTTATTCTTCACACAGATTATGTAAAGCAAAGAAGGAATTTCAGCAGTCATTGATACCAATATAGGAGAATGTGAAATGACTAAATAAGAATTGATGAAAATACGTAAATATTCATCAATTTGTTCTTTCTTGAAATTAGTCATAAATAAAGTTTGCTTTAATCCTTCACTTTTATCCATACTAACTTATTTTAATCTAATAAAAAACACCCCCGAACTTAATCGAGGGCGTTTGGAACAAATTAAATATTTATTTACCGTAAGCGGTATTTTAGATACCAATATTGGTATCCACGGTTATTATAGTTTTTATTTCGTATTAGTGCTATCAGTAGAACTATCAGTTGCCTTTGAAACCAAGATGCCAACAAAGCTGTCAATCAGTCCAGAAATAGACTTGGTCAGTGTGTCATCTAAGCCAGATGCAGAAAAACCGGCAAAGATACCAAAGAATAAGTCCTGTTCTAATTGGATATTCTTAGTACTCAAGTAAGAATAAGCAACTGAGATAACAATTCCAACCACAATAGATACTAATGGTAAGAATTTATTTGGTAGCTTAGTAGCACTGATTGACTGTAAGACAAACCAGACGGATGCAATAATAATGATTAATGATGTAACATCGATATTTGATAAATTCATAATTTCTCCTTTATTTAACCTTTAATGTTTGGCCAACATAAATATAGTTGGCATTCTTTAATCCATTTAATGAAACTAATTTGGCAACACTTGTGTCATACTTACTAGCAATTGCGCTCAATGTATCGCCAGAACGAACTGTGTAATAAGTTGTTGCATTATTTACAACAACTGATCCGGAAACCTTTAATTTCTCTCCTGAAATAATGATATATGGAGAACGGATTCCATTTAATGAAGCTAAGGCCTGATAACTCGTACCATATTTAGCAGCGATCCCACTTAGTGTGTCTCGACTTTGTACGGTATAGTAGCCGGTTGAACTAGAACTAGTTAATTTAGCAGTCGTTGAAGTAGTTAGTAGAATTTCAACATTGCTCTTGCTGATCCACGAATCAATACCATCAAGCAAAACATTATTGCCAGAAACTTGACTGACTTTATAAGATTTGCCTTTTACCCAACTTGGAATTACTTCACCAGTTGCCCACTTAGAAGCCGAGAAATTAACCTTAACTGTATAGCCAGCAGCAATACTTGATTTAGAAGTATCATTGGCTGCTTGACCAGCTGAAACCGCTGCGGTCGTGGTCGTTGTCGAAACAGTCGTCTTACCGGTAGATGAAGTGGTCGTCCCCGTATAACCGTCATCGGTAATCCCGGTTAAATCAACATCGCCATCTAAGCCACCAGCTTTATAAGTCGATGTGAATTGAAAGATAGCGATATTGTCGTAACTAGGGAAATAGTTATAGTTGGGGCTGGTGGTTACATCGTAGTTAGGATATTCAGCCAACCACAATGGATAAGTTTTAGCAATTGAAGCCAGATCCAAATGAGCAGTTAAGAAAGCTTTATAGCCATACAATACCGGTGTATAACCAGCGGCTTTGATTTTAGCCAGGGCATATTCAACGCTGGCAGTATTTGGATTGCCAACTTCTACATCCAAGGCCACGATTGAGCCTTTAGGTGTTTGGACTTTTGGCAAGTAGTAGTTAAGCATGCTATCAGCTTCGGTATTTGAAGAAAAGTCGGCAAAGATATAAGTATGTGCCCTTTTGCCTTGGGCAATCGTTGAAGCAACTTGTGTGGCATAAGTCGATTGTGGTGTAAATTCGCCTTCATAATATCCACCAATTTGAACAATGGCAAACTTATCGGATGCCTGACCAAATTCGGCTGTGCTTGTCTGATAGTGGCTTAAATCCACTCCTTGATCGCCTTTAGCTGCAAAGGCTGGTGCAGTAATTGCAAAAGCCGATAAAGCCGAGACAGTTATTAAAATTGTTTTTAACTTTTTATGTGTCAAGAAAAATTACCTCCAAAATAAAAGCGCTGAATAGAAACAATCCAGCGCTGCATATAAATTTCAAAATATTAAATTGTTTCAACTAATCACCTCCTAGAGTTTGACAAAAGTTCCTAAAATTCTAAGCCAAGTAAAAGCACCGGTAGTAATTAAGCCGTTGTCTCTGATAATTGCTGGCATTGCCTGTTTGAATGTCTTTCTAGCATCCAGATAAGGATTGAAGGTATCAGGCTTCTCTAAATGAAAAGCGACTGTATAGGTCTTTTTATCCATATCTCGATAAAAATATAAATAGCCATAAGGCAAGTCAACTATTTCAGGAGCGTTATCTTTATCAATATCACTGCCTTGACCAAAGAAAGCTGGCAGGGACAAATCACCCAATAAAGGCGGCCTAAGTAGTTTTTGCCCTAATTCATCACTATTAAGACTACCTGTGTATTCTGTGACCTTGTCTTTTTGCAGTTTATTAAGAGCTAGTATGGTTACATCTTTAGAATAATTTTCTAGCAAAGTACGATAATTAGCTGCATTTTGTTTCTTAAGTTGATAAATCGGCTTATTAAAAGCTTGGACTTCTTTTTTATCTGCTTTGTACATCAATTAACTCCTCCTATTTTGGCTAACCAATCAACCAATAAAGGTGCTAAAACACCGATAAATAAAAAAACACAAACAGCAGATAAACCCCAGTAAAGGAATTTAAAATGCGATTCATGCTCACCAACCTTGTTTTCTAAAGAATCTATTCTTGGCCCATAGTCTCTAGTCCCTTTAGTCTGTTCTTCAACCTTTGTGACCCGTTGAAGAATCTCCATGATAATCTCTGTGTTATTAACCCCATCTCTTTCCGTCATGACATAATTAGCCTATTCATACAGCTCTCCTTTCATAAAAATTAAATTGGGTAAGAAATAAGCCCAGATATACCACCGTTATGAGGTGAAACATAGTTTACATAAAGTGTTCCGTTTGTATTAACATGTGCAATCAAAGCATACGGCGTTCCAGATGAATCATCGATTGCCGCGCTTGAAAACTCAATATCTGGTTTATATGCTGCGGGTACTGTTCCAATCTGGTTGCTGTTAGTTGTTTTTGATGTGTCTAATCCACGCCAACGCAGATACATTACCCCAGCTTTTACTCGATATTGTGCGAAGCTGCTTGCACCAAAAACTAAATTCGGAACTGTCGAAAGCTTTTGCCACCCCGTGTCATTTAGGTTTGGAACAACTTTTGTTAAGCTAGCAGTACTTGCTGTTGATGTAAAACTGGCTATTGGCAATTCGTAAATCGAACCGCCATTATTTAAATCGTTTTGCGTCAATGTACCTGTTACAACCGCTAAATATACCTGATTAATAGCAACGGCATAATTAGAACTTCCAGCTGTTCCGGTAACATCATTAGTCTTTTTTAAATCAACGACTAAGCAAACATAACCAGACGAATTGGCTGGCAAAGTAATTGTCTCAATGGCCGTAATTTCTACCAAACGTCCAGCAACAACGGCTTGTCCAGTATCAACTGATGCGACCAAACCATCTACCGATAAAGCAAAACTATTTCCACGATTGGGAATAAGTCCGCTTTGGTTATTCAAAATTGCGCTATATAGTGCTGCATCATTAGCAGGACTGACAAAGTTCCTATCGGCTTGATACATATTAATTGTCATATTATTTTCCTTTCTATTAATCCGAACTAGTGAAGGCATCACTAGCGCTTAATCTCAAATTTCCAAAGGTTAGCGCAATCATATTTTCATCATTGCTCAATTCAAATCCAGTCAGTACACTGTTATAAATCGTCGTCACGTTTGCCCCTTTAACCTTCTTGACATAGTAAATAGTTGACAAAGTTCCAATTTTTAATTGATCCAAACTAATAAAGTTATTTTTCATTGGAATTGAAAATTGAATCTCATGCGAATATTCATTACCGGTCAATGTCTGGGCAGCTAGATCAGCATAAGTTGGGTTATCGGTTGCCGTTGTATCGAAAAGCGAAATAGTAACCAGAGTAGGCTGGACAACATTACTATTTAAAGTTGTGGTTAAAGTGCCATCTTTTTGTAAGTAATATCTACTTAAAATCTTTGGACTGGCCATGTCTGTGCTGGCTTGATCAACTATCCAAAGCTCATTGGCGTAGCTTCTTAATAAACGGCTGTCCGAGACTGTCCAGCCAGCGAATACAGCAATATTATTTTTAATCTGAATCTTGTCGCTTACAGCATGAACATCAATGATTGGATAATAAAAAGGAACACCATTGGATGTTCCTTGTCCTATGCCTGTAACGGTCATTACTACGTTATGAAGTTCATAACATCGAATGATAAAATCATCAAAATTATAAGTATCAATTGTATCGGCATTCGTTATTGAAAATGTGGTATTCGTTGAATTGCTAATCGAATACGAAAGCGGGTTTGTAGATGGTGATGATGCGAAATAATTTTTGGCCAGTTGAATCAATAATGCTTCAATGCTAGTCCCTGTCTTAGCCGTGACAATAATATCGCCATTCAAAAGCGTTCTAAAATCAGAGACCGTATAAGTTGGTGAGTCTTCAGATTCCGAATCATCAACAACGGTTATAACTCCATAAAAAAGAATCTGCTCAGTATTAGGAACTTTAATCGCTACATAATCGCCTACATTACTTTCTCCTTTGTCATTTAAGATAAATTGAGAAGTTGTACTGTCAATATAATCAAGGTTTAGATCATAGCTTAGAGCTGCATAAGTCCCTTTTATTTGCAGATTGTTAAAATCAAAAACTGTAGCACGTAATACAAGACTCATACGATCATCCTTTCTTCTTTGTAAACAATGTTAACTTGAACATCTTCGCCAACATTAAAGATAATGGTGGATTCACCTTCAGGGATAAGTACGAAATTAGTTTGACTATAGTCTTGATATTGAGATACATCCACGTAAGAACCATCTGGATTATAAATTCTGGCATATTGGTCATCTGGATCAGAACTAACTACCAGTTTTTGATTGTCGGCCAAGGTTATATTGAATTTATCAGTTGCCACTACATTACCGTCTTGAACAACCTCCCAAGATGGATTAGTAGCTGCTCCATCAATTGTAATTACACATGGTGAACCGTCTTGTAAGTCCATATATTGCGAATCATTTGATAAAGCAATTGAATGGTTTAGAGTTGATTGGCTCTCCGCTTCATAAACATAGTAAGAATCCGGTGTTGTTTGGTCATCAGTCTCGTTTAATAAGCTATCTAAGATAGCTAAAGCACTGACAATATCACCGCCCCAATATTCATACCAGGTACTATTAACCGGATCAGGGCTAAAAGTACCTTCGACTTTATATTGACTAAAAGGTGTCGAGCTAATTGAAACAAAGTAATGAGTTAGAAAAGCAATACATTTATTTGAAAGAGTGGTTAACAAGTTTTTATCATCGGCTGACAAATTAGTTGAATAGTTGGCATAAGTCAACGACCTCAATAACAAAGCGACCATATGCGGATCCGTTTGGTTGTTAGTCGGCTTGATCGTGTTCATACTGTCTGAATCAGATGAATATTCTTCAGCATTATCAACATCGAAATCATTAGGAAAATTAGTTAAAAGATCATTCCAAACCGAATTAACCGCATTAAAGAAATCAAAACAAATCGTTTTCGCTAAGGAGTTCATTGGATCGCTAACCAAAACCCTAGCCACATCGCTAATCGTTCGATACTGAAAGCCACCCCAAACACTTCCCCAAGGTCCACTCATACCAAAACTATCTGGCGTGTTCCCATCGGCATCATCTCGATAATTCCACCAAAAGACTGGCGCGAAGAATCCTCTTAAACCGGTAGCGGCTTGATAAGCGTCTTGCGCGTCTGATAAGAATTGCAGATTGGTCGGAAGCGATACAAGACTATCATCTCCTAAATCTGTATCGAGTGCTGCGTCCTGCATAATCCAGGGCGCTTGATAACCTGTGTAAGGTGCGCCACGCATATCGGACAGCTTTCCATCAACTAAGTGCATATCAAACGGAGCGATATAAGGAACATAAGGTAATGGTGCTTTTTGTGGAATTGGTTCAATGTATTCAATGGCAACCTGTAAGGCAGCTGATTGATCGTAACCAAAGCTGACGTTGGTGTAATAAGGTGTTGTCATTAATACCTTTGTCCCAACATAGTCAATATCGATCACTGTACCGTCAGCTTGGCAATTAAGCGTAATCGAATTAAATCCACCAGCTTCTAAGTCGGCAGTTGTGGCCGATGTTGCGGTTGAAAACATGCTTGCAGTCAAAGGCAATTCGCTAAAAACGCTTGAGGCTGGAATATTACAAGACCATTGATTGCCGTTTTTATCATTAATCAGTAATTGAAAGGCTTTATTGGATTGATAGCTTAAAGTAAAGGGCAAGGATTGGCCATAAGAACCACCGATAATGTATTGTGCCCAGGATGGATCAACAAAAGTCAATTCCTTATATAAACGGTTAATACCATCAATTTCACCGACAACGTCTTTAGTTGACACCGATGCACCCGTACCGCCTTGAAATGATCCATCAGATCCAGCACCATAACCTTCACCCCAAAATATCTGATTGGCCTTGTAAAAGTTTTCCGGTTTTAGATCAATGGTTTCTAAATCACTTTCATCAAGTCCATTGCCTTGCAAGATGAAATCGCTACGCCATCTTTTATTAGGATCGTAAGTCTGGTCTTCATCAAGGTACATAAATACTTTTTGTTGAGTATTGGAACCAAGTTTCAACTCTAAATAATTGTCATCCGTAAACGGAAGATGGTTTCCTACCCAACTACCAAAACTTGCTTCACCAGTTGCGGCTGGATAATTAATTAAAATCAAATCGCCAGAGTTTGTATAGCTTTCAACGGGATTTCTAACTGAATAACTTGTCACGCCGTTTTCAAGTACAGGGTCGCCATCATTACCAGGCTTGATGTAATAAACAGCATCGGAAACCTGATATTCGGCTGAAATCGATGCTTTAGTTGATTGAGCGGCATTTAGCCATTTACTATCACCGGTAATCTGATACCAAAGGTTAAAGACATCTAAAGCCCACGGTAAGGTATCAACGGCACAGGCAATTTCGCCATCGTCTAAATGCCGCCAGACTGGATAAGCTTCACATTTATCACCAACGTTAACCGTTTCGCCGGTTGAGGTTGCATAAGTTAAAAGTGCCGTTCCAGAGAAGCTACTATCTTCTAAAGTAATAACTGCTTTACCATTGTCGTAATCATAATTAATGCTTTTAATCGGATATTCAGTCCCTGTTATCGGAGACGCTGGGCTAGTTTGGTCGTCTAGCGTTGCGTCAGTTGCGCGGGCTGTATAAACTTTGATGATGCTTGGCATGCTCATTGTATAAACACCATTAACAAAAGTGGCCTGATAATTTAAGAAAAATTTTCTTGCCGTAAATGGTGCTGTTACGTTAACAAGCCAGTGTGGAATCCAAAGCGGGTCAGGCGTTAAAGGAATCGTTGAACTAGGATAGTAATAATTTAATAGTCCGTTAGTTAAGTTGGTCGCTCGATCTAGCCAGGTTTGTTGCTTGGTTGCCAAGTAAGCCAGTAAACAGCCGCGAATAGTTAATAGCTGTCCTTCTGATGTACCAGTCGTTGGAGGTGTGTAAGAAGTATACGGATCATCTGTTACAAAACTACCCGCAACAAGACCAAGGTTATTAATTGCCATCTGGCCGCTTGATACTGTCCACTTACTTAGAAATTGGTCATAAGAACTAAGCCAATTTTCGATTTGTGCAGAACTAATATTCAAATTGTTTAAATTGCCTAATGACATTAATTTTCCTTTCTATTAACTAAACTGACCATATAAATAGGCGTATACATTCCCGACCTGATTAACGTAACCTTTTCCAAAAATAGCCAAACCATCATCATCCGGATAATCCGCATAGTCAACTGATTTTTCTTGATACCAGGGACTGGCAAACTCAACAATAAATATTTCATTTAAAACATCTGTTGCATTAACGGAGCTACCACCTATTTCGGTCTTGGTTAAACTTTCAGAATAGCATTTTCTCATCCAGGTTCCTGAGTCAGTTGTATAAGTTAGTGTTAATGGTTCATAGGCAAGAAAAGAAGCAAAGTCGGCAAAACTTTGATACGACTGACTCATTACGCCGCCAAAGCCAATATAAAATTGGCCTGGCAAGGTTGTCGGGTCAACAGGCTGATGATTAGTACGGATGAAATGTGCGCCATAGGCAACATAAGTATTTGTGAATTGCGAACCTAATCCAACGGGTGTATAAGCGCGAATGGCATTCGTTTGAATGTCAACTGTTTCACCCTTTGCATTTGTTAGTTGAAACATACTTCCAATCATCTTGTATAACTCCTAAGGCCTCTATTGACCATATTTCTTGACAACTTGTTAAGTGAAATATTATCAAATGGTTCATTGCTCTTTTGCTGTTCAGATAGTTGGCTAGATGTTAACTGTACCAACTTGCTCATTAGGGATTCAAGATTACTCGTACTCATACTGCTTGTTGAATCCGAAGATGTTGCGGCCGCACTATTATTTACAATCTTGTTCGTTTCATTTAATAGCTCAACAGCTCTTGAATGCTTTGCAAGATCAAGCGGAATTGCAACCTCTGGACCAGCTTCAGCAAATATAGAAGCTGTATTGGCAAAACCACCGTTCTCATACTTCTTTGTTCCAGTCGGACCCCAACCACCTTTGACACTAATGTCGGATAACCAGTTGCTGTCGTTGAACATTGCAAGTAATTGATCATACCCGTTTAGGATATTAGGTGTAACGCCTTTTGGTTCCCAATAATCCAAAGTTGGCTGAATATATTGCAATAGTCCTTTTGAAGGTGTTCCTTTAGCAGCGTTTGAATCCCAGTCGTTAACAACGGTTGCGCTGCCTCCTGATTCCTGATTGATTCGCTTTAAGATCGCAGTCATTCCTTCATCGGTTAAGCTTACATGCATTTTTGCAGCAGCCGATTTAATCACAGACTTCCATCGTGTAACACCTGATCCGCTAGGATTACCTTGTGAACCGTAATCACCAGCTTGTTTAATCAATTTACTTAAAAAGTTTCCGATTGAACTAACAGACTTATCAACCATGCCTTTTGAGACAGATTGGGCAACTGAACCAGCATCAGGGACAGAATCTATATTGAATGTCTTTGTAGCCAACGATGTTAACGTCTTAATCGGATCTGTGATTTTAGATAAAGCATCTTCAGCAGCAGATGAAACATTGTTCCAAATGCTGGAAGAACCTTTTGTCACGGCGTTTATAAATGAAGTCAGGTCTGTAGTTCCTGAAGCATAACCAGGCATCGTTTTATCATAATTACCAGAGAACAACTTAGCTGTATCTTTAGCATTTAAGACTTGGTCACCAGTATGCAATTGAACCATCTGTGCGCCATTAGTACCTACAAAATCAACTTTGCCGGAATATGGTTTATAAACTGCTTCCATACCGGCTTCACCAACGAGAGCAGTTGTTGATTTTTTAATTGCACCACCAGTAGCAACAGCTGGTGTAGATAATTTATCATATTTGAAGCTGTCGTTTTGAAGTTTAATGGCCTTTATGCCAAATGGTTTAACTAATCCATTAAAGAACTTACCTAAACCATTAAAAATATTGGTTGTTCCGCTTCCTTGTTTACTAGAAGCATCCATTGAGTTGTTAGCCTGCTTAGTAGCATAATCGCTAATACTCTGTGCCTGGTCATGTGCTGCGCCGGTAGTCTTTTTCTTTTGATCGTCAGCATTCTTTTTTACATCAGAATCTTGATCTTCACTAGATTTTTTAGTTTTCTTGTGTTGCGTGTCGGCATAACCAGTAACATCCTGTTCCTGCTCACGGGCTGCCTCAGTAACTTTTTGTTGCTGATCATGAGCGGCTTCATAAGCGGCTGTCTTCTGATCATCAGCACTTTTCTTTACAGCTTTATACTGGTCTTTTGCATGATTTTTTACAGAATTTTCCTGATTGGCAGCACTAGTTTTAGTAGCGGCATATTGTTTATCGGCATTATCTTTAACGCCAGTATATTGATCTTTGGCCGCTTTAATAGCACCATCTTTAGTCTCTTGAGCTTTTTTGATTAAGTCTTTGCGTTGCTTTTCGGCTGTAGCAGAAGTACCTGTATATTCTTTATAAACATTATTAACGGTTTCTTGATATTTTTGCTTTGCCTGAGCAACGGCACCAGTGCGAGTTTCTTTAGCAGCTTTAATTTCTTCATCACGAAGCTTTTGAGCTGCCTTCATCGTCTCGTTGTAGCGTTTGGTAGCTTCTTTAACAATGGCGTTCGTCTCTTTTCGAGACTCGCTAATGGCATTGGACAATTGTTCATTGCTCAGTTTTCCTTTGTTCGTTGTTAATTTTTTGAGTAGTGCAGTTTGCTTGTCTGAACTGCTGCTAAGCTTGTTAGTTATTTTGTCATAGGCCTTAGCCATGGAAGCGGCTGTAGTTGAAGCGTCTTGAATCTGAGACTTATTTAATGATTTTTTCTTATCAGCTTCTGCCTGAGCAATTTTTATGCGTTCGGTAGATTTAGCCTTTTCATAGGCGGTTCTATCATTGCCTTTTTGTGCCGCAACCATTTCGGCACCATATTTTTTACGTATATCACGAATTTTATCCGAAGTAGTCGTCTCAATTTTTTGAGCATCTTTGGAATACTTACTTCCAATGGCTAATCTCTGAGCTGCATTGGTTGTAGTATCAAGATTAATAGTTTTTAAACTGCTCTTAACACTTGCAACTTCTCTTTTATAAGTTGCTTCGGTTATGAGATCATTATCTTTTTGGTATTTTAAGGAAGTGAGGTCTTTAGTATATTGATCTTTTAAATCATCTTGACGAGCTTTTTTGACTTCATCATAAGCACCCTTAGCAGAAATTTTAGGAATCTTAATTTTATAATTTCCGGTTTCTTTGTCAACACCAGACATTAATTTTTTTGCGATACTTTGAGCTGTTTTGGTGCTACCAAGTGAATCACCAATCGACATGCCGATACCAGCACCTATTGGACCACCAACAAGTCCTCCAACAACACCGCCTATAGTCGTACCAGTTGTTTTAGCAGCTGCGGTTGCTTCATCAGATGTTTTTTTGGATTTAATTGCTGTTGCAATACTGGAACCGGCGTCCATAGCCGACAAAGCTATTCCAATTCCACCAACCAATTTAGAGCCGATAGACATTCCACTTTTAGTTATGGAGGCCAAAGCCGATTTATTGGTCAGTGAACTATCAATTGCAGATATATCAACAGCAGACTCTCCCGCTTGAACTTCTGTTGAGACAGTTTGAGTCGCACTAGAAGCCTCTTTAACTGTCGTTTTAACTGTACCGGATGTACTCGTAATACCAGAAAGCCTATTATTTTCAGTTAAAGCCACATTCTGGTCTTCAATTGCTTTTGTTTCGACTTCTGTTGCTGCTGTGGCTGATTTTATTCCTAAAACCTTAGCAGCCCAATTAAAGGCATCCCCAATTTTATTGAATGTTTTAAGAGTCGTATTGACAAAACCAATACTTGTGTTTACTGCTGAAAATGCTTTTGAAAGAAGATAAGCACTTGCAATAAACTTAGCAACTGCTTTTGGATGATCAGCAATTAAACCAAGAAATGGTTTAAGCAGAGCATTAACAATCTCCAGCGATTGGATCATCGTATCAAAGCCTAATGATCCAAAAGACTTAACAGACTTAAAGAAATTTACAATCTCTGGAGCATTTTTAGCAATATCATCCGATACATCAGTGATTCCCGTGGATAACTTTTTCAAAAAGTCATTCATTGTGTTTGGAACGGACTTAAGATCAAAAGCTTTTGAAAATGCTTCAGTTATTGTATTGAAACCTTTTTCAGCAGATACACCAATCTGCGTAAACTCGCTGGCAACTTTTGGATCGGAAACCCACTTTGCTATTCCAGCATAGATTGGGTTTTGTGCTTGCATGATTGGCTTTTCAATGTCACCAATTAAAGCTGGTACACGTGCCTTAATAGTTCGTTCCATGCCGACCATTGTGGCCAGCATGTTAGAAGCAGCTTTATCGTATTTACCAGAACCTAACTGATTAAAGACGTTTTCAATATCAGTTGCAGATATTTCGCCTTTCTTAGCCATCGTGGTTAAATCAGCAACAGTAATGTTTGCGCCTTTGTGAACATCACTTTCATACTTTGCCAGATTTTCACGAAACATCGGGAAGTATTGAGAAATCTGATTTAACATTCCGGCGTTGGCTTTACCACGAGACAGGCCGTTAACCATATCTTGAGTAACAGATTGGATTTGTTCGGAATTTAATCCAACGGCATCGGCCATGTTCAGCATCGACTTAGTCATTTCATCAGATTCAGTCTTACTAGAGTGCAAGTGGTAGAAGCCTTGTTCTAGTTCGTTAACTGTATCAGTGGCTTGGCCGGTTTTAACAGACAAATCGTTAATAGTGTTAACCATCGCTGTGGCTGATCCAGAACTGCCGGTCAATGTTAGCCAAACAGCCTGCATTTTCTGCTGTTCTTTATCGTAATCAAGACCAGCGTCAACAGCAGCACTTATGTGATTGGTTATTGACTGAAAAGCATTTGTTATTCCAGTTGCGACTAAATGAGCACCAACAATAGTTGAGAACAAATGATTAGCCTTTTCAGTCTTCTCATTCATTGTGTCCAATTTGCTGGTTATTCCAGTAAACAAGCTATCACTAGACTTTTCTTCGGTCTGGTTGCGCAATTCCTTGACTTTACTGGTAGCGTTGGCCATCTTGGCAGCTGTTTCATTGACTCTAACAGTCTGCTTAGCAATTGCTTCGGAGTTATCACCTTCCGCAGTCTTTAATTTATCAAGTTCAGTCTTTTGTTTAGAGTAAAGTTCACTTAATTTAGACTGTTCATCCTTTAAGCCACTAATCTGGGCTTTTGTTGCTTCCGATTGTTTACCTTCAGCTTGCAACCTAGAAACATAAGAATTTGTAACTGAAACGGACTGCTTAATAGAATCATTGAGCTTCAATATTCCGGAATTTTGTAATTCTAATGCGCTTTTAGCCTTAGTTTGCTGGTTGGTTAAAGAAATCAGTTTTGTGGTGGCGTTATCAATCTGTTTTTGGTAACTAGAATATTTCTGTTGGCCTTCGTTGGTTTCAGTATTGACTTTAGCTTGTTCTGCCCTCAGACGGTCTAAAACGGATTGCTGTTTTTCGACTACAGAAGATAAACCTTCATATTTGGTTTTTGCAGCTGCTATCGTGTCGCCACTGGCTTTTAGAACAGCTTCATGGGCTTTCCAAGAAGAAGTTGCTTGACTAACAGCAGTATTCAATGTTTTTAATGTTTCGATTGCTTGTGAACCGTCAAGATTGACTTTGGTTCCCATTTCACCAGATACTTTACTGTCTGACATAAGTTACTTCCTTCCCGTTAATTGTTTTATCAAGTCCATTGGGTCTTGGATGCGATCCTCTGGCTTCTTTGCGTTCATGACCTCCATCAGGTCGTAATAATCAGTCTCAAAAAATTCCATTAAGCCCCAATGCCAATATTGCATTGAGTTTTTAGCAAAAAGATTAAAGTCCTCTAACTGATTTTTAAGTTCAAACACCCGTTCACTGGGTGTCTTTATTTTTTTATTTTGTCTGCTTGCTCAACAGATTTTTGATACTCTTCTTCTGGAACTCCTAACAAACGTCCAGATATATGACCAGCAATAACAGGGATCTGACTATAAACATCAAGACCATCATATTTTTCAACCTGTTTTGGATTTAATCTCAAGGTCTCAACAACGAATGCTTTCATTTCGTCAAGATTGGCTTTACGTATTTTGAATATTTCAAGAGCTTCTTTGCCTGCAATGTCATCTGCTTCATTCATGCTAATTTGAATCTTCAATGATTTTTGAACATTACGATTTGATGCTGGCACTTCAAACGGTTTTTCTTGAAATTCTTTAACTAATATTTTCATAACTTTCTCCTAAAGTTTTTATGTACGAAAAAACGGGCATCTCAACCCGTCAGGAAGTTTTAAGCCTTCTTCACTTTATTCAATTAACCTTGAGTAGTGCCAGTAGTAGTTGGAGCTACCCAACCATCAAACACATCGGCCAGCATTGTATTTTCATCAAAGTTGGTATCTTCATCAAAGTAGAATTTGATATTAGCATTTGCCCAGCGAGAAACAGCGATGGAACTAAATGTATATTCATCATCCGATGCCGTAATAGCGGTTTCAGTATTAGTACCATTATTCTTTGATGGTTCTGTAAGTATGCCTTTACCAAAGCCATAAAAGACGTTGTGAACTTTATCGGGACGTGGGCAGGCAAGTAATAAAGCAACATGAGGTTTCTCGCCTGTGAGCGTATAACCACCTTTACCATCTGAAGTTTTGCCAAGAACCTTGTTTGCAATATCAATTGGTAGATCATTGAAATCAAGAGCAATTGATGGTACTCCCGAAATAATCTGATAATCAACAGTTTTGTTATTGCCTGCTACAGCAACTGGTGTATTCTCCAATCCTGTAATGTTTGCTGTTTTCGTACTGGTCAAACCAGCATCAACTAAATAAGTTCCATCTGTGGATAAACCGTCTGCGCCTGCAATGATTTTATCGTTGTCATCTAATAGCGCTAATTTTACGTAACTTAAACCATAAGTTGCCATGTATTCATTCTCCTAAGTTTTCTAATTTTGATACATAAATTGTTTTCGTTGCCTGACCTGTATCAGGGTCTTGACCTTCGTTCTGTCTATCGATTATCCAGCCAGCATTTAAGAAAGCGGTCATTAACGCAATCTCGCATTGGTCTGTATCTAACGAAAAATTGAGCGAATAAAAAAGCTGTATTTCTACAGCTTTGTGTAACTGACGGAATCGGTTATTACCCCAGCCATCAGGTGAATTATCTGCACCAATTAATAAGCAATCGGTGACGTTGTTTCCTGCTTGATCTTCTGTCTTTAAATCATCTTCGGGTATGAAATCCAAATATAAATTATCAATCCAAGAAAAGGAATTGTCTGTAATTACTTTGGCTGCCATATCAACAGCTTTCATTAGAAATTAACCCCCTTTGATTTCATAATCTTTTTATATTCAGCTTCTTTAGCTTCCTCAATAGCTTCTTTGGCTTCTTTTCGTGCATCATCAACAAAATGGTCGGCTTGGATATGTTTAGTACCATCATTTAAGAAACGGGCTATATAAGCCTTATCTGCACTAAAACCAAACACCGAGCTTCCATCTTTATCGCCATTAATATTGTTTGCTTCAGATAAAACCGAATCAGCCAAATGAACATCTTCGCCTGTTTTTCTCTTACGATAATGCCTATCTTTTGTGTCTTGCTGCAAAATCTTTGCGCCAACGTCAGCACCAGCTTTATTGATTTCTGTTTGCTCATCGACTGAAAGAATTGCAACCTTTTCTACACTATTAACCCAACTTTCCATTTGCGAAGACAAATCACTATCCGCCATTAGCCCGCACTTCCGATCTGTGTATTTCTTTTAACAGTAACAATGTCATATGGATCGAGGTTAAAGCTTTCATCTGGGGAGATTGAAACAATATCGTACACAATGCCGTCTAGTTGAACCTTTAAAAGAGATTGAATTAGAGGATCGTGCCTGAATACTAAATCAACCGTATCTTGCATATTGAAATTGGTTAATTGATAAGTCTGATTCATCGTGCGAGTACGAACTGCGCAAAATCGAGAAAACTGTTTATTGAAAGTTTTTAAAATATTGCCCGTGTTTGGATTTCTGCCATCTTTACTTGTACCTAAATCGGCACGTTTGTTGAGTTGAATGAAGTTAATTGCCATCATCTTCACCCGAATCATCAGAGCTTAAAGATAATTGCCAATCTTCCCACATTGCACGCAATTGATAAATGATACTATCGGAAACCAAAGGTACAGGAGCAGCAGAAACATTTGTTAACGCATCTCTATTTGAATAATACGCACTTGCAAGAGCGATTGTGGCTGTATCAAATAACGGAGATACATCAGAACGTGAATAAAAAGTATTATTGGCATCATCTGCGCCAATTGCATTAGTCAAATAGGCAACAGCGGCTTTTATATAACCCTGTAGCAGGTTATCGTCCGTATCAACATCAACACGCACAGAATTCTTTAAATCCGCTAATTGAACTGTCATAAATTGCCCTTTCTAACAGGCTTCTCACCCTGTTCGTAAGTTTTTAAGCCTTAGTCGCTATAAAATAATCAGCTTGCAGATTGAACAACGATCTTAGCTGGTTGGTCAGCAATTGCAGAGAACGAACCAACTGCAATAGCGCCATTATCAGCAGCTTGAACATCAAAACGATCAATTGCACGAACTTTGGTTTGGTCATTATCAAACGAATCACCAGCAACGTTAGAAGCTGCAACAGTAAGGGCTTGACGGTCAAACAAAGTAACACCTTGCGACAAATCGCCAAAGTAAAGTGGATGAACACCTGTAGAAATATCAGGCAAATCACGGTTAGCAATTTGCACAATTTTCCGTCCCTGAATTTGGAAGTTAGTTGGTTGCCCAACGACAGGTTGAAGCAGATAATCACCATTAGCATCCTTAACCTTTGCCAAAGCAGTTAAACCATCTTGGTTAGTGAAAAGAAAAGCGCTGGATGAAACAACTGGATCAAGAGTTCCAAGAATAAGATCTTGGATATCATCGAATTTAGAAAGAGAAGCTTTAGTTGGTGCAGCTTCAAGAACACTAACAATCTTTTGGTTACGAGTAACAACATCTTTCAAAGAAATATGGCGTTCCAAATAAGCAAGAAGATTTTCTGCCGAATCTTGAAGCAATGTGTTTGGCATTGCAAAGGTATTAGCGAAACGATGAATTGTGTAAGTGATCTTCTGTAATGCAGGATAATCACCTTCAGGAATAGCCTTGTTTTCAGAAGGGCTAGGAGCTGCAGCTGCATCAAGATCTGTCATAGCGGTCAAGGCCTCTAATTTTTCATAATTACGAATTCCTGATGGAAGACTAGTGTTTTCAACATTGACATATTGTTCCAAAGCTGAATACTGACGTTCCAACAGATGAATTGCAGTTTGAATGTCTGGCGGAATTGCCAATCCTAAATCATTACCACTTCCATCAGTTGAAACAACTGATGTTGGGGCATCATTTAAGAAAGACTGACCATTCTTAGCCATTCCTACAAAATACTTAACGAAATCATTTTTCCGTTGTTCTTTTTCTTGTTCTTTAGCTTCTTTAGAGCCCTTAATAATAGCAGGTGCTCCATTAACTGCCTTAGGTGGAATAACTTTTGCATTTGCTCTCGCACCATCCAAAGCGTCTTTAGCAAAGTCACGAGCCTTAACTTTGTCTTCAACATCCTTTTTGGCCGCAGACAATTGTTCATCTGAAAACTTTCCTGGCTCAGCAGCATTTTGAATTGCCATTTTCATTTGCTTGTTTTGGGCATCACTCACAGCTTGACCAGAGTTTTCCCAAGCAACTTGAAGTTCATTAATTGTTTCCATTTAAATCTCCTTAAAATAAAAGACTCAATGCGTGTTGCAATTGAGCCTTTGGATTTTCTTTTTCTTTCTTATTTATTTTTGTTTCGGATTTATCATCCTGACCATCAGCACCAGAAACAAGATTTTCAATCTCATCTTCAGTTACCCAACGATGCCCGGTTACTTCCGGACTTCCATCGGTCGGCTGATAATCAATGATATAAACATTTGAAATATAGGCATGTCTAACAACGCCTTTGGCGCCTTGCATATTCGGCATATGATAAGCCAAAACTGTAATCGGTGTTCCTTCGGGATAAAGTGGATTGATTGCCGGCAACAGATTGCTGTCAGCATTATCATCACTTCCGTCACTACCCATATCCATATCTTTTGGTTTTGCTTTGTTCAACAAATTCAAAAACTTATTAATGGCCTTTTTATCAGGCACACTAGAGATTGAATTAGATGCTGATAATTCTTTGCCTTGGACAAATAGAATTTCATCAGCAAAGCCATTATCAACTGCCTGTTGAGCAGTCATCCAAGTAGCGTTGGACATAAGTTGCAATAAATCAGCTTGACTCATACCTGTTTTAAGTTCGTAGGCATTGGCAATTGACTGATCGATATTGTCATTAACATTTGCTGCAGTTCTAAGATCATCGGCATTGGAAAAGCCCGGATCAACCAAGCATTTATGAATCATAATTTGAGCAGTTGGCGAGATTGAAACCTGATCACCGGACATGGCAATTACCGAAGCAGCTGAAGCAGCCATACCTTGAATTACAACATTCACAGAGCCTTGATATGATTTCAGCATCGTATAAATTTCGCTTGCTGCAAAAACATCTCCGCCATTGGAAGCAATATCAACTTCAACATCTTCATTTGGATCACCTTGTTGCAATTGATTTTGGACACCTTGTGGACTAACACAGGCCATCTCAAAAAAGCTATAAAAAAGAGCGGTGTCATTATCAACAACATCGCCCTTAACATTTATAATTTTTGTCACTCATTTTCTCCTTCCTGTGGCGGATTGTTTGCCACGCTAGTAGTTGAGGTTGTAGTTGCAACTGGAGCTTTTGGCATTCCATCAGGTAAATAGCCACTTTTTTGCAATGCAAAGGAAACTTGATCAGCAGTAAGATTTTTGCTGGTTAACAAAGCCGTGGCATAACTATTTCCAAATGGATCAACGGCTTTTCTAATATCTGCTGTAACATTTGCGTTTAATTTATTATTAAGCTCACTTAGTACAGCGTTCATATCTCTGTTTAAAGTGTTTGCGTATAGTCCTTCAATCTGGCCAACCGAGGACTGCTGATCACCTTGACCGTTCAAATATGAGTCCGGAATTTGAAAAGCTTTCGCAACCTGTGTTGAAGTCCAATCAACCTGACTTAAAAGAGCAGAAATATTCGACCTAATTTCTAATGGTGTTAGTGTCTCACCTTCAGCTAAAACAACTGGTAAACCACCTGAGGTTTGTAATTGTTTTGCCAAAGTCTTCGATCTTGCCATTGAATATTTATCATCAATTTTTGCAGGCACTTGTAAAACGCTGTTCGTTGTTACAGCTTGTGATAAGGCTTTTAAAGTCAGAGAATCAGATTGGTTTTTAATATTCAAAGTATTGAACAAAGAATATAAAGGATTAAAACCCGAAATTGCATTCATAGAAAAAAGACGGAAATTAATTACATCAGCTTGTGGCACATTCTGAATCAAACCAATATCCGGTTCATCAAAAGATAGGTTATAAACCAATCCCGATCCATCAGAAAGTTCAAAAGTCTGAACTTGTGACGGCCTTAAATATTCCCAATGGTCATCAGTACCATTAGCATTACGCCATCGATAAGCAAAGGCTTCACCACCTAGAATCATTTGAGCAAACATCGTAACCCAGAACGTTCGAGCATTCGATAAGACAGAAGGGTTATTTAGAATGCCTTGTGCTCTTGTTGCATCCGCTTTCAGTTCTGCGGTTGCCAAATCACCAGAGATTTGCATAACCGCTGATTGAATATCTGGATTTCTTAAGGCCTTATAAGCGCTAATAAAATGTCCTTTATCTGGATCCAAAAAATCCATTATGTTTGTCCATGACTCAATTGGTATTGAAGTCTTTGCTGTCGAATCTCTAATATGAAAATTCGAGTGAAACAACGGCATTATTTACCACCTCCTTTATCATCACTGACAACTTCCGAAAGCCAACCGATCAAAGCTAAGGAAAGACCAACGGTTATTAAGGCAATTGCCTTAATTAATAAAAAAGCTCCGATATTAATGCATATCAGGGCTAAAATAAAGCAAATCACGTCAAAATAACGCCATATTAAGTTAAAAATTGTCTTAAATATCATATAAACTCCTTATCTATAAAACCTTTTCTGACGCCGTCTTGTAGCCTTTCCTCATCTGATGCTCTTTTAAACTTTTCAATATCACTGTTGAAATCCGAATAATCATCAAAATAAAACATTGCCTGACTTAATGCATTAACAAGAGAGTCAACAACATCAATCTTGTAACTTGATTTTGGTTTATCAATGTACATCCCCACATTGTTCGTCTTTGTCACAGCGTTTCTTAAGGCTTTTTCCATAATTAAGTCTTTAAAATGTGTAACCTCACCAGTAATAAATGCTTCTTGCATGAACTTAACAGGATTTTGCAGGTCTGAAGTCTTTTGTGTAATTGCTTCGACAGGCCAATTAGGGAAGTTTCGAGCTACCGTATCTTTTAAGTCTTGAATACGGTAATATCCCAAAATATCGTAACCAAACAAGGAAACTTTTAAATTGTTTGTAGTAACAAAATCCACAAGCCAATCAAATATCTGTTGAACACTGATAATACCGAATTCATTTTCTGTAATAGAACAGAAACCTTGTTCGGCAAGTTTCCTATACGGCACGTTATCCTGCTTTTCCTTTGAATCAATTGATCCGGCACGCTGCCATGGTATGAAACTGTGCTGCATGAAATGAAGTCGTGGCTGATTATTTTCATTAACATAAGGAAATACAAAACCTAATGCCGAATTATCAGAATCCATCGAAATATCAAGCCCGATGAATACTTCACGGTTTTTAATATCAAATTCATCAATCCGAGTATTCTCAATATCTTTTAGTTTCAAGTAACTATCAGTCTTGACTTGAAGCCACATGTTCAGGTTTCTATTTTGAAATTCGTTTAACGACCCATCGGCATCCTTTGAATCTCTTGACTTGATCATGGCATCAAGAACACTGCCGTCTTTGTCAAGTCCTAGAATCGGGTTGGATTTAATCCACGTCTTCGGTTCACGGAATTCCATCAACGAATCTTGCGCCCAAACCAAGCAAAGGTAGTTATCTTCTTTGCGGTCAAAGTCCTTTTCCATGACTTCTTTGAGCAGTTGCTCATCGGCATAGAACTTCGTGTCGATACTGTCATAAGCAGTCGATATTTCAATCAGTTGATGATTGTGAACAGTCAACTGTCCTGAAGTAATCTTTCCCAAATTGTCATACTTTGCATAACGAGGATCGCCGGCTTCATCACGAACACAATACAAAAAATGAAACGAATCAAATTGACCCGCTTCATTACTCAAACGAAGTATTTTGTTATGTGTTTTTCTTGACTGAATTCCTAACTCCTGAATCGCAATATCGTATTTCTTAAAGAAATCTTTCTTGAAACCTGAATATTCCTCTAGTCGATGACCGGTAGTTTGTAGATACGGCCATGTTTTTTTCTGTTGCTCAGAAACCGGCATTATGTAACCAATATCGGCATTCATCGTGTTTTTCGTTTCAATCAGAAACGCATACCATAGCAAAATGTTGCAGAGATACGATTTTCCATTCGCACGGGCAACTGACAAAAGCACGCGATCAAATCTTTTATATCCGTATTCATTTCGCCAGCCAACCGCCAAACAAAGAATTGTTTTTTGCCAATCCATCAATGGCAACGGCTTTCCAGCATTGACATCAGGACAAATCGAAGCAAAGTTTAATATGCGATGGCATTCTTGTAAATCGTAGTGGTAAGGAAAATCTTCTTGATTATCTTTAGCCCGTCTCAAATCTTGCAAGTGACGGAAACAGGCAAGCTTGATAAAATATCCAGCTTCTTGTTTGCCACTCAATACTTTGACAGCATATTTTGTAGCAGGATCTTTGTATTCACTAATAGTATGAAGGAAGTCAATTGCTTTGAATGCTTTTTCAACATCGTGTGTTAAACTCAAATCAACTTTATCAATCAGAATGAACCACCTCCTTTATTAAGAAGATCATCAACGCTTTCATCATCGCCGTCATCTTTCGGCTGAACGATTTTTTCAAGTTCTGCACGTGATTTAGGTGATAAACCCAACTGACTACCAAGATTTGCTAGCTTAGCCACAGCATCCGAATAAATCGTTACAGACGGGTTCTTTCGATAACCTGAAAAGTCTTTTGCAATAATCTTTCCAGTGGAGTCTTGAACCGAATGATAAATCGCTTGAACTTCTTTATGCTTTTGAATATGGCCATAGGCTTCATAGTAAATTTCATAAGTAGCGGCATATAAAACTACCAAATTTTCATCAATTTTGTCTAATTTTCCATCATTTTTTAAGTATTTTGCCAAAGTTCGATACATTTCTTTAGCTGTTTCACCTAAATATTTCGGAGGAGTGGTTGAAATTTCGTTCTTTTTAACATTTTTGTTCGTTTTTGACATTAATTTCAATCTCCTTTCACAAAAAAATAGGGAATTTCCCGAAAATAATCAGCCCCCTACGTAAAAAAATTTAAAAATCTCACAAAAATTGCAATTCATGCATGCTGGGTACGGTCCCCTCAAACATTGCCGTGCGGGGGGTAAAAATTTTGCCTGACGCATTTAAAAATTATTTTTAATGAAATTACACGTTACTTTTTAAAAATTGAATGACGGCGCTTTTTTGATGCCTTTATTACATTTTAATACTTTTATTCTTCGATGGTCGCTTAAGACCGGTTGGAATTCTTAGTATTTCCCTTGAAACCTCCGGAATTACTTGTTTGAGGGTCGCCATCGCTCTGTCGCATGAGGTAATTCACTTCTTTCACGTTGCTAATTGCTTCAGCACTCACGATTCGTTTTCCATGCAAGTAATAATGTTTGTGTTCCCAATCAGTCTTTAACCTATGACACTCTGGACAGATAACATTTAGATTGTTCACATCGTCCTTTTTGGTTGGATCAAAGTTAATTGGTATTGTATGATCAATCGTATTGCCTTGTGTCACACGTCCTTCTGCTAAACAATATTGACAAAGATAATGTTGTTTATTCAATACCACCGTTCGTAAGTCTTGCCATTGCTTGCTTTTATAAAACTTATGCTGCTCACGTTTAATAGGAGTTGCCACACGCTTTGTTTTGTCATAACGTTTCGCATATTGCTTGTCATGACTATGCGACCATTTCATACGCGATTGAAGATATGCTACTTCTAGTTCACGATGTTCCTCACAATAATAATGTGGGAGTTCCACAAGCTTATGACAATTTAATGCTCAACATTGTCTGACTTCCGGCATTAACTTACTTCCGATTTATATTTATCGATTAAATGTTTAACAATTTTAAATCGATTCTTTGACAAAGGAATTCCGTGTTCAGATTTGTCATCACCAATATATTCAAAGTTACCATTAAAAACAATTAATTTATCTTGGTCAATATGATTATTTTTAACAAAGGTTTTTGAAAATGCTGTTATAAATTCATTTGATACTACACTATTTCCAATAGTTATAATCCATCGATCAATCGATTCAATATAATAAAGTTTTGTCATCATCGTTCACCATATTTAATTTCATTTCCAGTAGACGTTGTTCCAACTTCCTGAACATGTTGGTTGTCATCCAAATATCTAACACGAATAATCTTTTTGCCAAATTCTCCAGTATCGGTTATCCATGTATACTCAATGTCCTGTATATTGTGAACTTCTTGGCCATCAATAAATACTTTAGGAATATCTAAGTCATTACATTCAATTCCGATATGTGCTGGCGTTGTTTTGGTCTCATTGTGTAAATCTCTTACTAAATCCCAATCAACACCATGCGTCTCATAATTACTATTTTTCTTCATTTAATTTCTCCTTGAATTATCCAAATAGATTTTTTTGACTTCACCATGATCTAGATATTCAATATCAATCCATCGTGGCTGTCCAACGGTTTTGTCACGATTGTATTCATAACTGATGTATTCAATTTCTTTTTTAACGCCATCAACAAATACTTCTGGTGCATTCAAATTATTAAAGCGAACTTGAATATGCTCGTGTTTATTTGAATAGTTATTACTGAATGGAACAATCATTTAATCACCCACCTTTCATCACAATTAAATCCGTTTTTAATTGCTGCCTGTAATTCAACTTCGTTAATCTTTGTTGGCATGTTTGTTAGTTCTGCTTGATCATATAAAAAACCAGAGCAATAACAATTCAAGCTCTGGTTATATAAATAGAATTCATCGATATTCACAATCGAATGGTCTTTTCCATAAGTGTCAACAAATACAAATGGCTCAAATCTATTCAATTGTGATCTTCGTTTTTTCATGATATGTATATGTACGGACGGTTAGTCTAGAACGTCCGTGGCTATTAACCAAGCAATTATTCTCTACTGTTTTAAACAACCCAGCTATTACGAAGCGCTACTTCTGCATGGGAATTCTAAGAATAATCGTTGTTGGCTGTCTCACCATTTTCGTTGGAGACTATTTAAAATATCTAGAATGCTGTGTTATTAAACACTTACGATATTCACCAACTATGTTTGCTGCGTTTACCGACATGACAGCTTTCGTCTGGTTTATAGTTTTCCTTCTAGATATAATGAATATCCTTTAACGTTTGGTCATCAAACTCGAAGCATTCCATCTTCTTGGTTGCCATCGTATAACCGTTTTTGCTTTCATAAGGATCAGTTGTTTTAAATGTTCCAACCTGATGTTCAACTACACCAAAGTCGTCATTAACTACTTCTTTATGAAAGTGACCATATAAAACCATGCGATAAGTTGATTTAGACCAAATATCTGGATATTCTGTCGCAAATAACATCGGTGCTTTAACTTTACCCGCATGACCGTGCAAAGCTAATAAACCGACCGACTTACCAATCACAAAGGCTTCTCGATAACTGTTGTTAACTTTTATATCCATTTGCGGATATTTAGCCCTTAACATCTCTTGAAACATAAAGCTGGTCGTTTCGTCATGGTTACCGTTGATATTAAACATCTGCATTTCATCAGAGTATTTATACGATTCTTCAATGATCGGGAAAATAAAGCGTTCGGCATCTCTAACGGCTTGCACAAAATCAATTGGATCTAGTTCGGTTCCTTTGGTTGTCTTAGAAGTATTCAAAGCATCGGAATGTAATAGATCGCCTAATTGAGTAATAACAATCTGTTTCCAGCCACGATGAATTAAATCAATCAATTCAACTAAACGGTTTTGGACATCTTTAAACTTTGTAATCCCGAAATGAAAATCAGAACAAGCAATAACCAAATTGTGTTTACCAGAAATACCGCTTTTGATCAACTTGATTGGCTCAATTTTTTCATTGAACAATTTAATCAAGTCATCAGTTGATAAATCATTATTAGTTTTTGGCTTAATTGAGATTTTAAATTGGAAATTCCACTTTGGCACTTCATTGGCTGATGTAACAGTCCATTCGTTTGGATGTGCTGAAACAAGTATCCATTTATCAGGATCATAACCGGCATATTTAAGAATTTGCTTTGGACTTTTCTTTTTCTTATCTCTAAAGCTCATATAACGATAAGTAATACGTGCATTGCGAATTGTTTGGTCATCGTTATAATCAATATCTTGTTCTACCGATTCTTGTTCATTGCTATTGCTATTTCCATGATCGCCATTTAAACGATTGCCACGACTGAAATGATGTTCGGTGCAAACATGCTTGACAGCGTTTTTAGTAACGAATAAACCATCATCTTTAAGTTTGCTTGCAATCTGGGCATTGGTATAACCGCTATGACAAAAATTTTCAACTTTGTTTAATAATTCGGCTGTCCAATTCATTTATGTGCTGACTTTCTATGTATTCTTCTTAATTCACTTTTTTGTTGACGCTTCACAGCATTAATAGCATCAATTACTTCTTGTGGTACTTGATAATCATCGTTGCCATTTAATTCATTGATTTTAGATTCAGAAATATTTGGTTTTCTATGTAAATTAAAAGCAACCGCTAATAATGCGATTGCCAGGATAAATGCTATGAATTTCATGTTTTCTCCAAAATAAAAAGCCAGTCGCTAGACTAGCTTTTCTAATATTTGCGGTTTAAATCCGGTTAAATTACCTTTATCAGTAATTACAAACGGCAGCCTTTCAACACCAATCTTTTTTAAATGATTGATTGCTTTCTCATTATCAGAAGTATTTATTTCCTGATAATCAATATTGTGTTCGTTAAGCCACCTTTTAGTAGCTTTGCATTGCGGACAATTGTTTTTCGTATAAACTGTCATTTCCTTAATTCTTCAACGATACTAATATCTCACTAGAACGTCTACACAATGTCCAGTGTTTGTACTGGATTTGTGCTGACTTTGTCTGCCCCGCTAAGCACTAAGAAAGTCTCAACTCGAAATCCTTGATGATAACCATATCGAATAGCAAGTTGTAACATGGCACGATCCATAATTTCATTGGCGCGTTGGCGAGAAGCCAGATTAAGAATTGTACAAATGTTCGTCCACTTCATATCGTGAAATTCATTTGAAATGAAATAATCGATAAAGATTTTTCGGTATAAAGTGTTCATCTCTTTAAAGACCTGCAAATACACGGCAAATTCTGTTCTAGCATCAATGGATCTTTCCAATTTGATTTCTTGCGAGTTATCAGCATGACCACCTTTTGGCATATCTGACCAGATGACAGACTTAAGATCATCAGAAGAACTACCAGCTTGCTGCATTAATTTATCAAAGCGAGAAATTTGATGCTTGCCATGCTTCTTAAAAAACGAACGAACATTTTTAATACTTGCGTCCTGGTCAATACTGTCTATGCGTTCATATTTTATTTTCGGTCTGGTCATCTGTCCTCCTTTCTAATTAATATTTGATGCTACTTAGTTTGTTTGATGCAATTAGAAGACGAACAATATATTCCGCCATATTTCGTGCCTTGACATGCTCTACCCAAACATCAATGTTTTTACTACCAGAAAATATATCTAAATATTTTTGGTGTTTCCTTATTTGGTTAATACCCCTGGAAACTAATCTTTTATTCATTTTTTTCTCCTATAATTGCTTCCTTGGGTACATCGATCTCGCTTATCGGTTTTTCATGGCTGCCGTCTGTTTTCACATTTATAAAATGGCCAATCACACCATGAATATAATTAAGCTGCGCTGTGTTCAACTTAGTTAGATCGATTATCATGCTCTAATCCTCTTGTATCCTTTAACTTCGGGATATTTCTTTTCTATCTCGGCGATTTCGGGGAGAGTGAACTCAATTGGCACTTCTGTATCAAAATTTTTATCAATAAGCTCAAGGGTTCCCAAACCATCAATTACACCAAGATATTTAGAGGGATCACCATTATCTTCGGCTATTTTACTTATCAATAAATACTTTTCTTCATTAACCTTAATCTTGTCAGGGTGGAGATATAAGTCGTAAAGGTCTTCATAAAACTTGGTACGTTGCTTTCTATCCTTGCCATCGTGATCTGCCAAAAAGTAACCTAAGGGGCTTATTCTTCCCCAAATAGTACTAATGAAATCATAAATATCATCATTAGTATTAGCTTCTTCATATTTTTTTAATTCATCTGCTTGTTCTTTAGTTAGTTTTAGTGTCATCAATCGACCTCTAGTTCATCTTGTCTAAATTGAATATAAACAGCTGCTGTTTGATTAACACCGTTAGATAAACGCTCGATTTTTGAAAGATTATCTTTTAATGGAACTTCTAGAGCCAACTTAATTGCTCCATTTTTAACTTGAATCTGGTCATAAGAACCAACCAACGATAATCCGTTAGCTTTACTTTCTGTTTGCGAACTGCTGTCTACTGGTACTAATTCAAAATTTTCCATTATTTAATTCTCCTGATAAATATTTTGATTGCGTCATAACCGGCATTGAAATGTTTTCTTGCCCTGGTTACTACGATGAGGTTGTCGTCTAAGATCACACCCGCTTTAACTAATTCGTCTTCTAAAGCCTTGGCCACATTGTCTAGATCCGACTTTGCGTGTTTAGCACACCAGAATTCAAAGGAAAACTCGTATTCTTTTGTGTTTTCCATTTCTGCTTGAATGGCTGGCCAATCGGGTTTAGTAATTTCTAACCATCTTTTTCTAAATTCTGTATATCTTTTTGGATAATAGGGATGGCCGAATCTTGGTACTTTAGGTCTAGATGCTGGAACAGCTTTGATTTTATATTCTTTAATGAACACGCTTCTCTTGCCTTTCCAATAAAGCCTTTTTCTTTATTTCTAGTTTGGTAATGAAGTGAACAAATTTATCCTGCTCTTTCTTTGACTTGGCAAACTGAAAATCAAACTTATATCCATTAATCCGCTGATCTATTCTTTTGATTTGATTACGGATAATCATTTATAAACTCCTAACCCAAGAACTGCATAATCTCCATCTTTGTCTTGATACATATATGGACAGTACTTATAAACAATATTTCTTAAGTCCTTATCTGGTTTATTATTCAAATCTTCATCGGTTGAATAAGTGGAATAGTGTTCTACAATGCTCAATAAATAAGTTCTCGGAATTTCTTTGATTTTTTCCGTATATTCAGGCATTCCATGACCAGAATCAATGTCAACATGATTATTTGGTGTGTATCTACCGAGAATATCGGCAAAATGTTTTGGCTCAAGGATATATGACGGCGTTAAATTTTTAATCTGCCATTTATCATCAGCAAAGATATTTTTAGCTTTAATAAACACCTGTCTGATTTGGTCTAAGGAATAGATATCAATAAGTGTCTGAACATTGTCTAAGAGCTTGTCATCTCCTTTGATATTCAGTGGTGCTTTAAAGATTTCCTGCCAATATTTGGCAACCTGCAATCTGGCTTTACCTTCGTTAATTGGAATCACATTAGGCTTATTGATGACCTGATTCATCTTCGGCCTCCGCTGCTTCCATTTCGGCAATCATACGTGCATGACGTTGTTGGTCTTTGAGTTTATCGGCAACTTCCGGATCAAGTCCATCAGTCCATCTTTCTCCGTTTAACCAGCCTTGAGGATATTTGATATATTTCTCTTCAGTGCCTTTGGTCTTGATATTGGCACAATAGATTTGAAGACCTTGAAGAATCGTCTGAAGATCAACTTTCTTTCTGGCTGATTTAAAGGCTTCAAAAGCATTTTTCTTAGCCACTTTTTTGGGATACAATTTCCAGAAAGCCTCAAACTCAGAATTGAGCATATTATTATTTGTTTTATTAGTACTTGGTATAGATAAGTTATTAGTACTATAAGTACTTAGTAACTGCCGATTATCGGTTTGCCGATTATCGGTTTGCCGATTATCGGTTTGCCGATTATCGGTTTGCCGAGAATGGCTAGTTATAATAGGAAGAAACATTGGTTTATCTGATACTGACCAATCTGGATATGAAAATTTTCCCTTGTCCTGTCTTAGTTGACCACGTTTTATATAGCCTTTGTTTTCAAGCTCTTTGAAGCCTGTAACTAAGCCTTTGTATCCATCTTTGAAATGATCTGATAATTCGCTTTGGTGAAATATCCAATCTTTTGGAAGATTAAGAAGATAAATTAATATGCCCTTTGCTTTAGCGCTTAAATTCGGGTCACGAATGAACGTATTTCCGGCAATTGTGTAATTGTCGCGTGTTTCGTTGTAAATCATCTGAATTAGTTACCTCCTTTCTGTTTTGTTAGATAATTGAATTTATGAAAGAAAAAGATATTGCTAAATTAATGGACAAGTTGATCAATGAAACTGATAAATCCAATGACATATTTTCCAATCAACTTCTTTTTAGTCAAGATGTCTTCGAGGATATTTCTAAAGAGCAAATGCGACTTTTAGTTTCAAAGGGTTTAATAACTCTCAAACAAATAGCCAATACTTATCAAGTATTTATAACTGACAAGGGTTTTTCTTATAAAACCATTTTGCGTGATCAAAAATTTGCAACTTTTAAATTCAAAATTCTTTACCCAGCGATTGCGACTTTAACAAGTGGAATTTCTGGATGGATTCTACGTGGTTTTGTTGATTCATTAGCCCGCAAGTAGCCAGCCCACAATAAGGCCACCCACAATTGGGATCAATGACCACGGATCTTTTAAATATTCCCAAAAACCTTCCCAAAAACTTGTATCATCCTTATCTGATGGATCTAATTGCGGAGCTTTAAAATTTTCCATAACTTTTTCCTTTCTAGAACGGCAAATCATCTGAATCATCATTGGTGGCCTTTGCTTCTTCTAGAACCTCAACCTTTTTTGATACAAGCATTGGTTGCCATTTAAGATATTTTGGTAAGCTGTATTGATCATTTCTATCAATATTGGTTGTTGCAATTTGTCCAAGAACTTTAACTTTTCTGCCTTCCATAATTCCCGTTGATCCATCAAAATCTGTTAAATCGAAATATGATGTTCGCCCGTCTTTTTCAACTTCTAAAGAAAAATGTGTTACTTTGTTTCCTTCTTTTACTCGTGTGATTAAACCAACGAGATTAAATGCGTTATCTGCCATTATTTGATTAGCTCCTCATGAAAGATTGGTGCCTTGATTTGTTTATGCGTAATTGAGAACTCTGACCCATCATCAACAAAATTTGGTAATTCTTCGCCATTTAATAAACGAACAATATGGGGTGTGTTAGCTTTGACTTCTTTTAAATGTCCATCAAGCTCTTCTAAATGAAAAGCCAATAATTCAATATCGCTTGGAATTGTTTTTGTTACGGCGATAATAACCGGCAGGAAATCTTTGCCATAAGTTTGTTTCAATAGTTCTCGATAAATGGCCAACTGGTTGAGATAACCAAAGGCTTCGGTAAAGTCTGCCCAATGACCATGACCATCTTCATCGTTAACCCAATGTTTCTTTCTAAAATCAGCATTAGTCTTGTAATCAATGAATACACCGTGTTCAATATCCAAAGCATCGATTTTACCTTTCCAATCAGCTCCGGAAATCTTTCCAGTGACAATAACTTCGCGATCTTTGGCTTTGTTCAAAAGTTTGACAACCGCTGACTGGCTTTCAACTTTTTTAATCATTTCATCTGCTACCTGATAGTCTCTTTTAAGCTGTCCTTTGGTTGTTCCACGAGTTGAAATAATTTCAGGGTGTTCATCAATAAATTTCTGGTGTGCTTCTTTACTTTCAAAGTAAGAATGAAAGTAATTGCCAACTAACAAAGGCGTTTGATTTTGATAGGTTGGTTTCCAACCGTCCTTTATTTCAGCAATCGCTTGGGCTTCGTTTCTTAGAAACAAGTTGTAATAAGTTGCTGATAGATATTTATAATCCTGATCATGGTCGTAATAGTTGTCTTGACTGAGTTTTGGTAATTCATCAACTGTTAGCATTTGCAACCTCTTCTAATTGAGAGAACTTACCGTCCGGGTTGTTATCAGATATTAGATTAGAAATTTTATCAACCGTTTGTTTGTCTCCACTAGGTGTAACGTCTTTAACTTCGATATCATCGTTATCAGCAGAAACGGCTGTTTGTAAGTCAATGCTCATTGGTGCGTATTTTAAGACCTGCTTAATCAAAGTCTTTTTAGCCATAGCATTAAAATCTGTTTTCCATGGGCTAGTTGAACTATTGAATGATTTAGAAAAGCGTTTAGCAAATTTCTCAATATCCGTGTAACTCATAAACTCCGTGTGTTCAAAACCTGTAACCGTCTTAAGATAAGCTACATAGCCAATTGGTTTCTTGTTCTTATCCGGAATAACTTTTTTATTTAAAATAAGTTTTCCAGTAACCGGATCAAGACTTTTAAACTGTTCTTCATAGATCGGCGCAGCATTTAAGATTTTAATTTGTCCTGAGCGCTGGGCTAATTGAATTAATCCCTGGTAACCCACTTGTAATTGGGCTTCATGACCATATGGAACAAAGTAGGCATATCCAAGGTTTGGATCGATTGAAAGATTTAAAGTGGCTGCTTTCATTGCCCCGCTTAGAATCGAACTTGCACTGGCATTAGATAAAAGCTTGTTATTGCCAACGGCATTTAAAACGGAATTGATGTAGCCTTGCGTATTTTTGCCAAGGACTTCAGCAAACTTTTCTTTAGTGTTTGGTGCATTTAAGATTGTTTTTAATTCGTTACTCATGCTATAATTACCTCGTAAATTTGTTATTACTTCCGATTGCAGTCGGAAGTTTTTTATTTATATGAAAGTTTGTATCCTTTAATTTCTTTGCCGGTCTTTAAAGCTGGATAAACATTTGTATGAAATTTCTTACTAGCCTGTGCAACCGATTCGACTTCAACTTGTTCACCAGTTTCTATATAAGTGGCTATGATTGGTTTTTGTTGTTTTTTAGCTTTATCTAATGAAGCTTTAAAAAGATCAAGACCCTGTTTTAAGCCTTTGGCTTTATGCAGAATTCTTTCTTTGCTTTCTTCTTTGGTAAAGCTGTTAAGTCTGATTGTTTCCATCAGTTATCTGCTCCTTGAAAAAATTCTTTTAAAGTCATGTCCGATAGTTTCCATTGCACGATTGCCATGCCAATTAATGAGATGCAGATTCCGGCAACTATTCCGGCTGCTAACATGGTGAGTTCTAGATTTAATACGTTCATAAGTGTTTCCTTTCTTTGTAATTTTTTTAATATGATGAGATAATTTATTTATGGTAAAGAGAAGAATAAATTTGCATCCATTTGAAGGTGGCTCAACATTTACAACGCTTGATATCGACATACCCGATTTGTGTCTTCGTAATGGTGAACACATGACACCAGATGTTTTATACGGAGCAGCCGATAGAGATAAACAAAATTTTAGTGTTCTTTTAAGGTGTGTAGATTGCGGTCTATTCTTTAATCGTCAATACAAACTCATTAATAGAGGAGATGGAAATTTCACAAATTATAGAGTTGGAACAGAAATTGATCTTCTAATTGCTCCTAAAATCGCAACAAATGTACCTGATTCGATAAAGAAAATTTCTTCAGACTTTGACAAAATTTATAACCAAGCAATGCAAGCGGAATCTTATCAGCTTGATCAAATAGTTGGGATAGGTTTAAGAAAAGCTCTTGAATTTTTGGTTAAAGACTATGCGGTTAAACAAAATACAGCTAAAGCAGATAAGATAAAGAGCGATACTTTACAAAATGTGATCAACGATTCGTTTAAAGACGATCCAAGAATTCAAAGCCTAGCAACCGGGGCCGCATATCTTGGAAATGATGAAACTCATTACGTCAAGAGATACGAAACTAAAGACTTAAAAGATTTAAAAAGATTTATCAATTCTTTTATTAGTATTATCGACATGAATGAAACAATTGATGAAACACTTAGGATGAGAGCCGAAGGAAAATAATTTTATTTTTCTTTGCTCTTTTTTATTTCTTTAATATCTCTTTGAATTTGTGTTAGTCTTTCGACAATATCATTGAGTACAGTTCTTTCAAGTTCATTCATTGCTTATCCCTTTCTATAAACTTTCTAAATATTCTTCGACTTGTTTTCTTGGAAATAACAATTTGTCTCCAATTCTTTTTTCAGAAACAATATCTTTAAAATCTTGTGTGTATCTAATGTGCTGATCGAAAAAATTTGGCGAACACGGTACTGTTTTTGCTATTTCTTTGCGTGTCATGAAAAATGTTTCTTCCATGCTTTCTCCTTTCTGCTCCTTTTGCTCAATAATTAGTTATCAGCATTGCAGTGCTGAAATCTATGAAAGGAGGTTAATTTTTATGAGCATCCCAAGTGCTACGAATCCAAAATCCTTTATCATTGATCTTCCGAATGAAGCCGATGTGTTTCTGGTTGATTCAGAAAATCTAGAAAAATATCGTAATAAAGATAATTTCAATTTTGTTGGTGGCCATTATCAAGCTGGTCAGCAACAAATATTTATTCCTAGAAAGGACACCTGGACCGCAATTGTTGATTCTGGAAACTTTGGTGAAACTTTTAATTGTCATTGGGAATATTGACGCTTTTTGTTTTAATTAAGTGACCGTATTTACGTAAGCTTTTACCAAAATTCGGATTAGAAATAGTTTTTCCAACATAAACTTTTCCTGCCAAACAATTTTTGCTTAGAATTACTTCACCATTATTTTTTGCTTGTTGATAAAGCTCTTCATTTTGATCAATTGATAGTTGATCATTTTGAGAGTTTTTTTCTTCCATGTTTCCTCCTTATAATTTTGTAATCGTTTTCACTCACTTGAATTAAAATTAAGTTGTCTTATTGACAGAAAGGAGATGAATAACGATGTATGAAACTGGTGATAAACCTGGTATCGGCCACTATAAATGTCTTTCTTGCGGAGAAATTATTTATTTAAATCAAAATACTGATACTTTGCCACCATGTCCTAGATGTAGTGGAATTCATTGGACTAAGGTTAATTAATTTTTATGGATAGCTTAGGCTATCTTTTTATTTTTGATAAAGAAACATTTTCCAAGAATCATCAACCAAGAACAATGAAATTCTCCTTTATCAGTTGAATAATTTGTTTTAAAATATCCTGTTTTCATGTCTACCCCCTTATACTGGTTTGAATATCTGGTTTCCAATTCTGGATCTGGTTAATGACTGTTTTTAAGTTACTAACCAGATTTTTTAGTTCATCAAGATTTTTAATTTCGATATGAACTTGATCTGTCATAATGTTTTCCTTTCTATGCTGGTTGTAAGTTATTTGGTTTATACGATTTAATCGTACTTTGACCTAAAAAATCAATATTTTCAAAGGGCACACCAGTTAAAGCTGAAAACTCCGCCGCTTTATCAATTCGGAAAAATCTTTCATAATTTTCGTATTTTTGATAAGCACTCGTAGAGATACCAAGCATCGAAGCCATTTTAATTTGGTTATTTGCTACTCTTTTCCTGGCATTTTCAATAGTTAACTGAACCATTAACTCACCTCCTTTCCGTTTCAACACAAATAAATATATCACGATTTAATCGTATTTATGTATAAAACACTATTAAATTACACTTTTTAAGAAAAACTTAACCTTTTTTGTATATAAATCGTATATAATAGTGTACGAAAGGTGTTAAAAACAATGTCATTCGGTTCTAAATTAAAAGAATTAAGAAAACAAAAGAAAATCACACAAAAGGATTTGGGCGATCTATTAGGAAATACTCCACCCACAACTGTTTCTTCGTGGGAACGAGGACAGTCCAAACCAAGAATGGATGTTGCAGCCAAGATAGCCAAAATTTTAAATACCTCTGTTAGTAATTTAATGGAAGACGAATTGGAGAATTATTCCAATGTTTATTCTCAAATATCAAATAGTTCTCTATCACTTCCTATATATTCACATTTATTTGCCGGCATGCCAGACGGTGCCGAAGAAGATATTGTTGGAAGGCTAGAAATACCTGGTGGAATAGCTAAAAAATATGGTAGGAAAAATCTTTTAGCCGTTAAAGTCGAAGGCGATTCAATGAATAAAGTTATTCTTAACGGAATGATCGCAGTTGTTAATACAGATGATACCGAAGTTAAAAATGGCAATGTTTACGCAGTTATTGTGAATGGTTTTGCCAACACCATAAAACATGTTTATAAATATTCGGATCATATTAGATTTGAACCAGATAGCTTTAACCCTGCAAACAAGCCGTTTTCTTATCGGAAAGATGAAGATATTAATATCAAAATAGTTGGTAAATTAGTTTATATAGCACAGGATTTAGGGTAAAACCACGTGCGCCGTCACGTTAATCCGTTTGGGAGAAAAAAATGGAAGTAGAAAATAAGTTAATTGTAAGGAGATTAGTGGCAGGAATATTGTTATTGCTTGCCTCATTTAGAGGGTTTTATATATCTTATAGTGTTTTTCATGCAGAAAAGCAATTTTCTATTGTTACTCAAGAAAAAATGCAGACATTTGCTGAATATAGTTTAACGATAGCAGTAGTAAGTTTTATCGTTTCAATAATTTTCTTAATAACTTGCAAAAGAAGACCAGAAAAAATGATTGAATATTCCATTACAGGAGTAGTGCTACTTGTATTTATCGTTACAGTTATATATGTAATTGGTATAACTGCTTACACAGCAGGATTTCTTTCAACTCTTAATGTATTGATGCTGGCTTTAACAGCTTTGGGACTTCCTGGAAAAAAAGGTTTTAAAGGTATGCCATTTATAACTCAAGAAGAGACTGAAAAACCAATTCAAAAGTCAGAAAACACTGTTAAGGCAGAAAACAAAAATGATTTACAACAACTGGTTGAATTAAAGAAACTGTTAGATTCGGGTGTGATCACCAAAAAAGAATTTGAAGCTAAGAAAAAGCAGATTTTAGGACTATAAAATGTGGTTATTACTTTCGATAATTTTAATAATCTTTTGTGTAAAGTTTTTCGTTAAAGCTTTGCCATATGTGCTGATAGGAATTGCGCTGACTTATGCCTTTATTTATTGGTGGGTATCTTTGATAGTTATAGCTTTATTGGTAGCTTATTTTATTAATCGTGCTAAAAAACAATAATCATTGCCACTATCGTGGCGTACATAAGGAGTAATCATGGCAACAATTGCTTATCAATCCAAAACAAAAACATACCGTGTTCAGATCATTACTCCAGATCATAAGCGTGTTGGCAAGTCGGGTTTTCATACAAAAACAGCAGCCAAAACATGGCTAACCGAAAACCAGCTTAAAATTGTTACCGGCAAATCAGAAGTAAATAGTTCACACGAATTATTGTCTGATTATTTTAAGCATTGGTATGAAACATATAAAACAAATGTAACGGATATAACGCTCGACCAGTACAAAACGACTTATCGTATTATTGAAAAATATTTACCACATGTGCGACTGAATGATTTTACCCGTGAGAAATATCAGAAATTTTTAAACAAATATGGCGAAGATCACGCTAAAGAAACTGTTGCTAAACGAAAAACACACATCTCAGCTTGTTTAAAAGACGCTTTTGCCGATAAATTAATCAGTGAAGACATAACACAACGATTGACCCTAACTGGTAAAGCCGGCAAGTCGTCAGAGCTTAAATTCTTGGAGTATGAAGATTTTAAGAACTTAGAGCAATATTCATATGATCATCTCAATAACGATTCACAGCTGGCTATTTTTATAGCTATTCATACAGGCATGCGAATAGGTGAAATTAGAGCTTTAAAGATTAAAAATGTAGATTTTGTGCATTCTAAAATTACTATTGATAAAGCTATGGACGGTTATGGCAATATCAAAGCACCAAAAACGGTCGCTAGTAACCGTGTAATTAAAATCGATAAACGATTATTAGACGTATTAAAGGGATATAAGCGTGTTTCTGGTTTATTGGTACAAGTAACAAGAGAAGCAATTAACCACGTTCTAACGAAAGATTTAAAGCACATAGGGGCAAAAAACGTGACCTTTCATGCTTTGCGTCACAGCCATGCCAGCTATTTATTATCCAAAGGTGTTTCAATTCAATATGTATCCGAACGTTTGGGGCATTCCAGTGTTGCTATCACAGAAAATGTTTACTCTCATCTACTTCAAACGTTACGGGAAAACGAAGAAAACAAGGTCACTGATTTAATGAATTTTCAGTGATTTTTTTGTGCATTTGTTGTGCATTTGTTGTGCATTGTGCACGAAATTGTGCAATTCTGATGTTTAAGAATGATACGATATGAACCCGTATGAACATTGGAAAAACGTTGATATACTGGCGTTTAAGCAAACAAAAAGCTCTATATCAACTTTCGTCAATATAGAGCCTAAATGCCGTCGGTGGG